TGAGCCGTTCGGAGTGAATACGGATTATGACAAGGTGATTTGTTCCTGTGACCTTACTCTTCCGATTGATGAGTTATCACAGATATTTGTTGACCGGAAGCCGAAGGACGGTAGGGGAGCGGATTATAAGGTTGTCAAGGTTGCAGAGAGTTTAAATTCCTTATTGTATGCGATTAAGCAGTTGCCGGACGGAAGTGTAAAAGATGGCTAAGCGAGTAATTCGAGGAAACTTCTCCTCAAAAGGAATCCAGGATATTATAAATCAGCTTCAGCAGTACAGTATGGACTTACATCGAAAAGCAGAATTGCTCTGTCAGAGATTGGCAGAAGCCGGCCAGACAGTAGCTCTGCAAAGTATCAGCGAATCCCCGTTAGGCAAAACCATTACTCTCCGGGTGGAAATGGAACCACGGAAAGGTGGCTGTAAAGCTATTCTGGTCGCTACCGGGCAAACAAAGTCTAATGACAACGGAACCATTAATACCTTGCTTCTCGTTGAGTTCGGAGCTGGCGCTTTCTATAATCCATCAGATAATCCCAAAGCCGGCGAAATGGGTTATGGAATCGGATCATTCCCCGGCCAAATCCATGCTTTTGAAGATGGCTGGTATTACTGGGGTGAAGATGAAAAGTGGCATTACACTCATGGTACAAAAGCCACTATGCCAATGTATAATGCTTCCGTGGCTATCCGGATGCAGGTGGCGGCTATTGTAAAGGAGGTGTTCCGGTAATGCTTGATATTTCTTCTTTGGTTTATACCCGGTTGGTGAATGATGAAACACTGAAAAAATATATCAAAGGAAGCGGCACCACTAGGAACGATACCCCTTCGGCTTTTCCCTACCTTTATTTCAAAAGCCTGGGGCAGCCGACAACAAGCAGTTCTCTGCAGAATAAGCAGTGTGCCATATCTGTTGACTTTGAAATTACCATATATGATTCCGGTTCTTCCAGTAAGGCAAAGCAATTGATTTTCCTTGTCGCTGATATTATGACAGAGCTGGGATTTATTTTGAAATACGGACCTCTTGAAGTGGACCGATCAAGTACATCAGAAACATATCGTTGGATTGCAAGGTTCCATAGGACCTATTGCGAGGGCGATCTTATATAAAATAAATAATCAGGAGCTTCGTCTTAATGGCGAGGTTCTTTTTTTATGCAAAAAGGAGGATATGACATTATGCCAAAAGCTGTAGATTTATCAACCGCCGGTATCCATGTTGGATATGGAATTGAAACAACTGCCGGCACAAAGCCCACGGCTTTTACTGATCTGCCGAATCCCAAAAGTATTCCCGATGTAAATCCGGAAGTTGGGACCTATGATGTAACGTCTTTGAATGACACTGAATGGAAACGTTATATCGAGGGATTAAAGGACGTTGGCGGTGCTCTGGCAATTACATTCGGTATGTCTCAGGTGTTCCTTGATATGTGGGAAGATATTTGCGACCAATATGAAACGGCCAGAGACACTAACAAAAGAATGTGGATTGAGTTTTATCACCCACGTCTGACAAAAGGGTTTTTCTTCACTTGTACGCCTACCAGAATGGGATGGGCAGCTTCGGATGTCGATAACGCATGGGATACCAGTGTTTCTGTAACTCCCACGGGAGAAATTGGCTGGGCCGAGGCCATCGAACCAACTGAAGCACCTTAATGAATAAAAATGGGAGGTAATAAGATATGAAGTTTTTAACGATCGGTGGAAAAGATTATAAAGTAGAATATTCCTTTGAAGCAGCTGAGTATAAGGATTGTGTAGACAAGGCGTTTAAGGTAGTGTCTGGTTCTTATATGGTGCGCCGAGGAAATTTTGATAAAGATGATAAGCGAGCTATGATGGAAATGGTTATAGACGGTACTGCCGATATGGTATCTGATCTACCATCTGTAGTTCCATCGTTTTTATATGCCGGCTTATTAGAAAACAACCCAATTGCTGATGAGCGGGAGGCAAAAGCACTGTTTAAGCAATTCATCAAAGAGAATCCTGATGATGATCGGGCTTCTTTTTATGGAATGTTTGATTTCCTTAAACAGTGTATGGAAGAAGATGGTTTTTTCAAACTGACCGGATTGGACAAACTGGTGGAGAAGATGAATCAGGAAGTGGAACCACAGTCCAAATCCGTGAAGATCCCGCAGGATCGCAAAAGGAAGTCGACTGGCACAAAGTAATTTGGGAACAGTATTTGCCAGGAGCATTAATTATGGGCGTGCCTTACGATCTATTCTGGCACCTAAATCCCCGGAAGCTATTACCGTTTGCAGAAGCACATCGTAAGAAACAACAGGCTCGCAGTGATGAAATGTGGCTTATGGGACAGTATGTCGCATCCGCTCTGGACGCTACAGTCTGTAATGCAATGCCATTTACAAAACGCAGACAGAAAGGGAAATATCTTGAACAACCTATTCGCGTAATACCAAAAACAGAAGAGGAAAAGAAAATGGAAGAAGAGCAGGCGTTGCAAAGCTTTTTAGGTTTTGCAGGAGCGTTTGAAAAAGAAGTTAAAAACAGAAATAAAAAAGGCGAGTGATGGACGAAAATTCACTCGCCTTTTTTTGTATGTGTAAAGGGCGGTGAAAATATGGCTGATGTTATTGATGATCTAAAAGTTCAAATAGATGCCAATACAAATAGTGCTGATGCCAAAATAGATAAATTTATACAAAAGATGATGAGCCTGCAATCTGCGATATCTGGAGTAGAAATGTCCGGGGCAAGTCAGGTTGCTTCTGGAATTAATCAAATTGCTTCATCTGTCCAAAGTTTCTCTGAACGTACTAGAACTGCGGATTTTTCCAGAGTGACAAGTGGCCTTAATAAATTGGCAGAAGTTAATGCGCAAGGAGTGAGCAATGCAGCCCATGCGATGGAAAGCTTTGCAATTAGTATAGGTAGTATTGGCAGTCTAAAATTTGATACAGAGACTTTAACTAACATAGCTAATTCCATCTCAAAGTTGGGGCGAGCCTCAGTTACGGAAGCAACGCAGAACTTGGAATTTTTAAAAACTAGTATGGCGAATTTTGTATCTGGAATGAATAGTGTCGGGAGCTTAAGTTTTAATCCGGATTCTTTATATAAGCTAGTATCATCAATTAGCAGATTGGGCGGTGTCAATGCTACGCAAGCGGTAAAGAATCTACCGCAGATTTCTGCCTACCTTCATAGTTTCGTAACCAATATGAATTCCGTTGGTGGAATTACATTTAATATAGAAGGGCTTAATGCCCTTGTGAACAATATTAGTCGTCTTGGCGGCACAAAAGCTACTCAGGCGGCAGCAAACCTCAGACCGATTAAAGATCAAATTTTAAGGTTTGTAAGCGGTTTGAACGGGATTGGTGTCCTCAATTTTGACATAAGCGGGCTAGAGAGTCTTGTATCCTCTATATCGAAGCTGGGCGGAAAAGCAGCTGGTAATGCAGTTCCTAATATTCAAAATTTGGGAATCGCTTTGAAAAATCTTATGGCAACATTATCAACTGCGCCCGCAGTGAATCAAAACCTTATCCAGATGACAAATGCACTGGCGAACTTGGCTTCAAATGGATCAAAGGTATCAAGTGCTGGTCATGCCATGAAAAACAGCTTAAATGCTTATTCCAGCAGTACCAGATTAGCCAAAGGAAGTACGAAAGGCCTTGCCTCACAGATTGGTATGCTCTATGCGAAATATTTTTTAATAGTTCGTGGAGTTAAGGGGCTATGGAAAGCTACAGAATCGTCCATGGATTACATAGAAACGCTGAACTACTTTGATGCAGCCTGGGGGCAGGTCGCAGAAAACGGGGTAAAAAGCTGGAAAAAGCAAGGCTATGATTCAGCAGAAGCGTATGCAAAATCATTTAGTCAGCGTGCACAGGAATTGACAGGAAAGATGTCCGGGTTTATTGCTGACAATAATGGAAATTTAGTGTCAACAGGAATACCAAGTTTGGGCATTGATCCGGAAAGGCTTATGAACTATCAGGCAACCTTTGGGCAGATGGCTTCTTCCATGGGCGTTGCATCTGAAACTGCCCTTCAGTTATCTAATGCCCTTACTATGATTGGCGCTGACCTTGCATCTGTTCGTAACATGGAGTTTGAAGATGTTTGGGATGATATGGCTTCTGG